TTCTTTTTATCAACTCAGTAACTACAACACCAAAGTATTTATTTGTTGTAAGTTTTTGTTTTCGATCCCAAAGTACCCAAAGTTGAAATTTATTATCTTTCAAAAGATCATAAACAAAATCTGAATCGGTAAGTTGACTTGAATAAGCTAGTGCGTTTTTTATATCTTTTTCGACTACACCCCAAACTTTATCAAGTTCTTGGATTGGTATTCGTACTAATTCCATAAATACATTAAAAAATCCTTAATAACAACTATATATTACGCAGATTTTTCGTCAAATATTTCTAAATAACTTACTATTCCAGCTATGTTATTTGCTGAAGCAGCTTCTAACTTTAAAGCATCTCCAGATTCTAAAACCATTGTACCTTTAACTAAATTCTCTACAGTTTTTGATGATAGATTAATATGTGCTACTTCATGCTCTGCATCAGAATCAGATGAGTCTGTAGCAAATGCTTCTACTTCTACACTACCAGAATGAATATTAGTAACTTGTATAGATTTAATTAAAGCTGTTCTATTTGTAGGACAAGTATAAACAGTTGTTTTGTTTGTCGTTGTTAGATCAAACATTGCGTTTTTATATATATTAGCCATGTATTTCTTTGGTTGAGTGTAACGAAACTAAAGCCATTATTTAGGTTTATCTGGGTAATCTATATTATTAACTTGTTCTACAGTAGTTAAACCATCTGTAATATTTCTTAGTTCTGTTCTGTATCTCATGTATGCTTGTCTTTGATCGTTAGTCAAAGTGTTATCAGATAATTGTGTCCAGTCAGAATCTTGTAAGTCTTTATTTCTTTTGGCTCTTAAATCTTCCATAGCCATATCAAATTCTACTGCTGTGAATTGTGCTTCATATATTGATTGATTTATGTTTACTATGTTTCCATTAGCATCATAACAAGTGACTGTACTATCTTCGTTATCAATAATAGTTTTTACTTCTGGATGCGTATTATAAATAGCTTGATGGTTCATCCTGCAATCTCCTCAAGTATAATTGTTGATGTGGCTCTTTCATGATTTTCATCATTGTTATCATTAGCAGTTCTTTGATTATAAAGAGTATGACCACCACCAGCTCCATATAAAAAAGTTCCATGATATGTAATCGCACTTGTGGAACTAGGCGAATCTATATACTGCCACATAGCACTATCCATTGTACTAGCACTATCTGAACTCCAATAACCTTGACAAATTTGTTGCATATTTCCCATTCTATTACCTATAGATGTTTGATTTCCAATTACTGTAGAATCTCTCCTAATTCCATATAAACAAGGTTCATTATTATTTGTGTTTAATTCTCCATTCCATCTGCAAGTAATTCTTATTTTATTACTTGTGCTACTTGGAGTGATAGTTGCATTTAATCCAGTAATATTTGTTATAACATCATCAGTTACAGATTGACTTGAAGTAGTTGTAACATGTGTTTGAATAACTTGCAAAATCTTACCAGTAGGAATAGCTGCTGGTAATGATGTTACACTAGATAAAGAATTATTATTTAAAGTTATGATTGCCATATTATACTCCTATTAGTGCCTTCACTTCTTCTTCGGTTAAACCTAAGTCTAAAAGTTTTTGTTTGCCAGATGCTTTTTTTTGATCTTTAGCAGTTCCATTATCTTCAATGTCTTGCATCTTTGCTTTAATATCATCTTTGCTTATTGGTGTACTGCCATTAATCCATTCAATAGTGCAATCATCAATGTTAGTTCCATTAATTTTAAAATTTTTTTCATAATCAATTTCTCTAATTGCAGTTACTACTTTTTGAATACTCATTATGCTAATACCTCCATTAAAGTCATTGATTGTCTTCCAGCAGCACCATATCTTATAGTTCCAGATTGAGGAACACCTACAACTGTATAAGTAGTTGCTGATGTAGTACTTGGACTATCAGTATAAGAAAAACTATAACCTACTCTTATTATATCGGCAGAATTAAATAAATTATCTGCTCCATCATAAATTTTTGTACCACTAGCAAGTGAACCTCTATATAAATCAAAACTTGCATATTCATTTGCATCTAACTGAGCAGTAACACCTACAATAGCTAAAATTTTAGAACTTGTAGAAGATGGAGTAATTGATAAAGAAAATAACTCTGCATCTGAACTAATACTGGTATCAACTGTCGTAGTAGTAGTTAAAACTTGATTAATTTTTCCACCACCAGCTTCTGCAAAAGTATTATCTCCTCTTAAAAAAGTTGATGACGATTTAGTTCCTGTTGCAGTTAATTTTGCAAGTGAAACAGAACTGTCAGCTAGTTTAGCTGTAGTAACAGTATTATCTGATGGAGTACCTATGTCTAAGCTGTTACCTAATACCAATACAAAATCTATTACATCTCCTGTAGAAAGATTTGAT